TTGCTCTTCTGCTTGAACCTTTAACTTATCCTGCAACAATCTTGCCTACACCTAACTGGCTTCCTAATTTACCGGGCGAGATCCCATACGACGATGACGATGAGGATTAATCATGAAACGCACCGTAATTGTGCCAGACCTTCAATGTCCGTACGAGGATCCAGTATTTGTTAGAAATCTTGCGAATTTTATTAAAGCATTTCGCCCCGATGTTGTCGTTACTATCGGAGATGAAATCGACTTGCCTCAGATCAGCCGATGGCACGAAGGCACACCAGGCTGGTACGAACAGACACTAGCTGCTGATCGAGATCACACGGTTGATGTGCTTTGGAGCCTGACCGAATATGCCAAAGAAGCCGTGGTCATAAGATCAAATCATACGGATCGGCTTTATAACGTGATCATGAAAAAGATCCCAGCGTTCATGGCTTTGCCTGAATTGCGCTTTGAGAAGTTTCTAAAGCTCGATGAAATGGGCATCAAGTATTGGAAAGACCCATATCCGATTGCTAAAGGCTGGGTGGCCATTCATGGCGATCTAGGAGCCTTAAATCCTAACGCTGGAATGAGCGCCTTAAACCAGGCTAAGCGCATGGGTCAGAATGTCATCATGGGACACACCCACAGAGCAGGCAGAAGTGCTCATTCTGAGGCTTCTAACGGGGTTTTAAGACGAGTTCTCCATGGAGTTGAAGTAGGACATGCGATGAACCTAAAACACGCCAAATACGCCTTTACGCCTAATTGGCAGCAAGCCTTTGCCATCGTCACTGAGAACGGCAAAAATGTCCAAGTTGACCTAATTTATGCCGAGAAAGATGGGACGTTTCAAGTCCACGGTAAACCCTATGGACGATCTCGATAACGACATAAAGCGCACGATCGATGACGCCATGGATGAGGGCGAATTGTTACCATATCGTTATCAAAATGTGCTAGGCAACGTCATATAGGCATGTCATGATTATCCCAAGAAGCCAGAAACACTGGCGGAACGGGAGCAACAAAATGAACTGGAATAAGATCGGTTACGGATCATACGAGAGTGGTCAATTCTGGATTACAGATGTACGCATGATGCACGAAGGTGATCCAGATGCTATTGCACAGCTTGGCAAGAATGGTTGGGCTTGCGGCATCGAAGGTTCAATCTGGGCAATCTTTAAGACACTAAAAGAAGCTAAAGCATTCATTGAGCAAACAGCATCAGAAATGGTGGCTGCATAATGAATATCTATGAAATTGGAATGCTGCTTACTTTATGGGCAGTAACGATTGTTATCTTTTACTCAATGGGCGTCGACTCTGGCTACAAAGAAGGCCGCCGGGCAATGCGCAAGTTTTATGAGCAGCGCGATAAGGTAAGAGCATGAAAGCAAATGACTACCTTACAGAAGCGAGAGCAATCATCCAAGACCGTGGTTTGGACTACGGACATCCAACGGACAATATGTCCCGAACAGCATCCCTTTGGGCTGCATACCTTGAAGTGCCAATCGAGCCTTACCAGGTGGCGATGTGTCTCGCACTGGTCAAAGTCGCAAGAAGTATGGAAACTAGCAAAGTTGACAATTATGTCGATGGAGCAGCGTATTTCGCAATCAGCGGTCAACTGCGAGTAGAGGAGAACGATCTATATGTTTAATCTTGAAGATTACGAGACAGTAGAAGAACGTTTAATTAAATTTTGGAAGGAACATCCAGATGGTCGGATTGATACTGCTCTCGTTGAGCACACGTTGCAGCGTTTTATTATCAAGGCTGCTATCTATCGAACTGAGGTTGATGCGCATCCTTGGACAACGGGCTATGCAGAAGAAACGGTCTCAACTCGTGGAGTTAATTCTACGTCTGCTCTTGAAAATTGTGAGACCTCAGCGATTGGCCGTGCTTTGGCTAACGCAGGTTATGCTACAAAAGGCAAGAGGCCAAGTCGCGAAGAGATGTCTAAAGTAAAGGCTAGCGAACCTAAGCCATTTGCTGAGAAGCTTGCAGACAAGATCACTATGCCGGTGGAAGATGATCCTTGGACAACTAAGGCAGTGCATCCAACACCTTCAGCCGAAGAAGCCATTGCCCTAGTTCAAGAAACACTGGGAGCAACAAAGATCGATAAAGACATTCCTCACTGCAAACATGGTGAACGAGTTTGGAGAACTGGTTCAAAGAATGGCAAAGAGTGGGCAAATATGGGTTGCAACAATCGTCCAGGCAACGGTGAGCGTTGGGCTGAGATCGAGAAGTGCGATCCAATTTGGTACGTCATAGCAAGCGATGGAACGTGGAAACCTCAGGAGGCTCGATCATGAGCAGCTTACAGTTTATGAACCAAGACGGTGAATGGGAAAACTTTCCAACCGATAGCGAATTAGCAGAAAAGGCTAAACACCAAGAGCTGCTAAACAGCTTGCAAGTACGCATCATTTGCCATTTATGTAATGAGCCAGTACCTAAAGAAGAATTGGCGTTCTACATTCAAGGCCAGATACTTACCTGGTCATGCAAGAAGTGTCACGCGGTCAATGTCTCAAAGTAGAAAACACCGCGGCTTTCGCACTGAGCGAGTAGTCGCAGATTATCTGAGGCTCTGGTGGGAAGGAGCTTCAGTAGGTCGAGGCAACGGGCGCGATATTCTCAATGTCCCGTTCGATTGCGAGATAAAAGCCCGGACGGGCCTCGACATAAAAGGAACGCTCCGCCAGATCGAGTCTAGAACAGCAGAAAGCGGCTTATTGGGGTTCGCTTGCTTTCGGCTTAATGGACAAGGCGAACAAGCTAGTGACTACGTTGCGATGCTTAGGATGTCTGATCTGGTGGGGCTTCTCCTTGATGCAGGCTATAAAGATCGTAAAGACATCGTTCACGATAAAGACATCGTTCGATGCAAGGCCTGCGGTCAATGGACGATAAGCAACCCATGCAACTACTGCGACAAGGACGCGATATGAGCGACGAACAAGACGATAGACCAAAATGGATGCATACCTGCTTATGCGGTTATTCACTTAGAGCTGCTGCTGGGTTCATAAGCCAGGCAGAGATCAGCCGAATGATGAAGAGCCATATCGAGTCAGTGCATATAGACAAGGTGGAGAAGTAATGCCTATCTATGAGTTTGAGTGCGATAACGAGAATTGCGAATGTAATGCCCGGGTAGAGAAATGGCTAAGCGTTACGGAACCTCATGACCTTGAATGCCCGTTTTGTCATAGCAATATGCGCAAGGTCTACTCATCAGTAGGTGTCTCGTTTAAGGGGCCAGGCTTCTACAGTACGGACAATCGATGAAACGACACACCGCTCTGAGCAGGACTTTTGTTAATAGATTTGACACCTACGGTACACTTTCGGCTAGAAGCCATCAAGGCTTCAACGCGGGCCTGAAAGGCGTAGCCCGCGAGTTAGCCGTCGTTATTGGGATAGGTCTATCTATGGCACTTATGCCTAGATTAGAGGCTTCAATAGTGCCAACTAAAAGCCTAAAGAAGCTTGCTAACTATCAATTAACTGATAAGCAATATCAATGTCATAACCAGATTGTCTATAAAGAAAGTCGATGGAAGATCGACGCAATAGGTAATTTATCCGGTACTAAGCAGACTCATGGCTATTATCAGATTAAATCTGAGTCAGTTAAAGGGAAGCCTTATGACTACCAATTCTGGACATACTGGTACTACGTAGCTTCTCGATATGGATACACCAAATACGAAGAGCCTAACTACTGCAAAGCCTTACATCATCTAAAGACTAAAGGCTGGCAGTAATGGATAGCGTTGGAGTAGGCATGCTAGTGGCTGCATTTGTCTGGGTATTCTGGATGGTTTGGAGAGACTTTGACTAAGAAGTCAGCACTTACAAATACCGGGTCAACTACTCAATGGCGTAAGTTAAGAGAGATAGTGATTAGACGTGATGGTGGTACATGCCAAGCATGTGGCCAACCAGGTAAACACGTCGATCATGTAGTACCTCGCAAGCTAGGCGGTACTGATGAACTCAGTAACCTGCAACTATTGTGTGTGCAGTGCAATCTATCTAAAGGGAGTAGGTTTTTTAATAGCGCAAGAACACCCATGACCCCCCTTGGTTCTTTTGCCCCCAGAAACGGCTCAAAACTGCACTATACGGACGAAAACGACTAGACTTGACCAATATGACCTCAATAGCCCTAGAAACGCCTGAACCGCCCTTACAGGGGGTTCTAGAACCACGTATTTACACCAAAAGTCCAGATTTGCCGTCCTATGGCATAGATTTCATGGAATTTTGCGAGTCAATCGGGTTTGAACTGCTGCCGTGGCAGAAATGGCTGGCTCATGAGATCTGCAAGGTCGATGAAAACGATCGCTGGCATTTCAAAGAAGTTGGGATCATCATCTCGCGCCAGAATGGCAAGTCAACATTTATGCAGCTCATGATCTTGTGGCGCATGTTTGGCCTTGGCCAGAAGCTGCAAGTTCACACTGCTCACAAGTTAACGACATCGAGCGAAATCTTTTGGAAGATCGATGACGTAATCCAAAGTTATGCAGGCCTCGTTCAACAGTTTGCCAAGAAGTACGAGACCAAGGGTTCACAAGAGATCCGACTCAAAGGCGGCCAGCGTTACCTAGTCCGGGCAAATAACTCAGCGGCACGCGGTATCGCAGCGCCCGACACGATCTACCTCGATGAAGTGCGTGAATATAAAGATGATGAAATCTGGTCATCTCTTCGATACACCCAAATGGCTACGCCTAATCCGCAAGCCTTAATATTTTCAAACGCAGGAGATCAGCACTCGATTGTGTTAAACCGTTTAAGAGAGCGTGGACTAGCTGCGGCTGCTGGTGCTGATGACCGTATCGGCTGGTTTGAATGGTCTGCCGAACCTGGTTGCGATATTCGCGACCGTAAAGCATGGGCGCAAGCAAACCCTAGCCTTGGTCACACTATTAGCGTTGAAAACCTTGAAACCGCCATGAGCGATGATGAGTCGATCGTGCGAACAGAATTACTTTGCCAATGGGTTTCAGTGGTCAATCCAGCCATCAGTGCTAGTAATTGGGCTGCCGCCGCTAAACCAGATCTAAAACTAAGTAAAGAGCAAGACACTTGGATGGCGATCGATCTCTCACCAGATAGGCGAGAAGCTGCACTAATCGCAGCACAACAGAATGGGGACGAAATCAATGTCGTGTTATTGCAAACCTGGACAAACCCGGTCAACCTCGATGCCAAGCAAATTGCCAACGATATCGCCACTTGGTATCGCAAATACCCGACTCAAACCGTGGCGTATTCTCGTCAGACATCGGGCGCTGCTGCCGCTTTACTTACGCCAGCGGGTATTTCGACTACGCCTATCGATGGCGCACTTTATGGCCAAGCTTGCGACGAAATGTTGTCCGCCATTACTTCCGGCAGACTTCACCACCCAGACCAAGACGAATTCAACCGACAAGTGTTGTCAGCCGTAAAACTTCCATTTAAAGACGGCGGTTGGTACTTAGGACGTAAAGTCTCGAACGCGACAATCTGCGCAGCCGTTGCTATGGCCATGTGTTGCCACTTTGCAACTCGCCCAGAAAGCGAAGTTGATATCATCATCGGATAAATCGGACATAGTGTATAATTAGTCCTTAATGGGACTATTAGACATCTTTAAGACCTCAACTCCCGAAGTTAATACGGTAGATGTTGAGGCATCGCTTTCACCTTTCAACGTACTTTATCCTTTTGGCAATATGGGCATGGCAACAGTTGTTGCTAATCCACAAGAAGCCATGTCCGTGCCTTCAGTGGCTCGCGCAAAAGGAATTATCTGCTCAACAGTTGCAAGCCTTCCAAAAGAGCAATATGTAAAATCAACTGGCGCACACTTGGAGCCAAATCGTTGCATCAACCAACCTGACGCAAGAATACCGGGCGCGGTTGTCTATTCATGGCTCGCATTTGATATTTGGTCACGCGGTGCAGGTTATGGCGTAGTAAATGCACTTTATGCAGACGGACGCATCCAAGATTGGTCTTACGTTGCATTTGATCGCGTAACACCTCAGTTTAATAACAACATGACCGAAATCATCGGCTACATGATCGATGGACACACAGTTCCGCTTTCAGGCGTTGGATCAATTATCTATTTCCCAGGATTAGACGAAGGCTTCTTCAATCGTGCAGGCCGCACTATTCGCGCATGCATGTACATGGAGCGTGCAGTTGAAAAGTACGCCAAGACACCAGTTCCAGCGACAATCCTAAAGTCAAACGGTGCAAACTTAACTGCTGAGCGAATTAAGGCTTTGGTTTCAGCCTTTAACCGCTCACGTCAAGACGGAGACTCAACAGCATTCCTAAATGCGGACATCGACATCGAGGTGCTTGGCTTCGATCCTTCTAAGTTGCAACTTGCAGAAGCCCGTCAATACATCGCACTAGAAATTGCTCGCGCTGCTGGCATCCCTGCTTACTTCTTATCAGCTGAGCCAAACTCAATGACTTACTCAAATGCGATTTCAGAGCGCAAGTCCCTAGTCGACTTCTCGCTTCGCCCGGTACTTATCGCAATCGAACAACGCCTATCACAGCCAGACTTTGTACCTGCTGGCACAGTTATTCGTCACGACTTGGATGATTTCCTTCGTGGCGATCCACTACAACGCGCACAGGTTTACGAAATCCTAAACCGCATCGGTGCGATGTCAGTAGAGCAAATTCAAGAGGAAGAAGATCTAATCAACAATGGAAATTAATTTCTCAATGAACGTAGTCGCAGCAGATGCGGCAAAGCGTGAAATTACTGGCCGCGTCGTTACTTGGGGCGAAAAAGGTTACACCTCAGCAGGTGAAACAGTATTTGAGCCTAACTCAATTAAGTTTGGCGGCAAGACAAAGCTTCTGCTCGAACATGAACGCACTCGCCCAATCGGCACACTAAAGTCCTACGAAATCACAGACCAGGGCGTAGAAGCCGTATTTCATGTCGCTAAGACAAGCGCAGGCGAAGACGCGCTAGTCGAAGCATCAACTGGTCTACGCGATGGATTTAGCGTCGGCGTAAAGGTTGATGCCTGGAATAACAATGACGGCGTAATGCATATTACTGCTGCCAAATTAATCGAAGTTTCGCTGGTCACTGACCCTGCGATTGCGTCTGCAAAGGTTTCGACCGTTGCAGCGTCTGAAAACCCTGAGGAAGTTCCAACAGAGGAAGTTCCCTTAACCGAAGGAGAAGGCCTAGTGTCTGAAACCGTTTCAGAGGCAACCGTTACCGAAGCGGTCGAAGCCTCAAAGCCAGAAGTAATTGCAGCAGCTCCATCTGCTCCAGTTGCTTACTCAAAGCCACGCGTAAACACTGACGTAACAGCAGGACAATACGCAATGGCACAAATCTCAGCAGCACGTGGCGATGCAGATGCTCGCGATCTTGTTGCTGCTCTTCAGGTTGCAACCGTTGCTGAAAATACCGGCATGGTTCCACCAACATACCTACGCGACGTAATTGGCGTAATTGATGCATCACGTCCATTCATCGACTCAATCGAAACAGCACCACTACCTGCATCAGGCATGAAGATTTTCACACCTAAGTTGGGCGCACAGGCCACCGTCGCACTAACAGCAGAAGGCGCTGAATTCTCATCAACAGACACAGCAGTAACATTCCAGGAAGACTCAGTTGTTAAGTTTGCTGGCGCTGGCAAGATCGATGTCGAGCTTCTCGACCGTTCAGACCCAAGCTTCCTTGACTTGTATCTCCGTGAGTTGGCTGCATCATATGCTCAGAAGACAGACGCATACGCTGCAAATATCGCTGCACAAAACTCAGCAGCTTCAACTGGTTCAACAATTTACAAGTCTATTGCAGACGGAATTGCTGACTCATTTGGCGTAATGCGCATGACTCCTAACCGTCTCCTAGTCGCAACAGGCGGCGGAGAAGGTGGAATTGACTTCTCTGGACTTCTCGGAGCAGTTGACTCAACAGGTCGTCCAATTTTTGCAGCTGCTGCACCACAGAATGCTAACGGCCTAATTTCACAAGGCTCAACAGCAGGAACAGTTGCAGGACTTTCACTCGTAGTTGACCCTAACTACACAGGTAACGATGCAGGCGCTAAGTATGCACTTGTTTACCCATCAAACGCTATGCGTTTCCACGAAAGCTCAAGAATTGAACTTCGCGCAAACGTAGTCGCAAATGGTCAGGTCGAAATCGGCCTTTACGGATATGCAGCAGTAGTTAACCGCTACCCAACAGCATTCCGTTTCCTTTCAGTAGCGTAATCAACTAATCGTGGGGAGCGGCTGCTCCCGGTCGCTCCCCACCTCAAAGTAGAAAGCAGGAGAAATGCCCTCAATAATTACCGTAGCGCAGTTGCGCTCAGTGCTTGGCGTTTCTTCTGCTCTCTATTCTGACGCTTATCTAGCAGATATTGTGGACACTAGCGAGCAAGTAATTTTGCCGCTTCTTAACACTTTCTCTTCACCAGTTTCAAAGGTCAAACTAGAAAGCAACGTTGCAACATTTACTACCACTTTGGTTCACGAATTTACAGTAGGCCAGAGCGTAGTAATCACAGGATGTGGCGCACCTTTCAATGGCACTCACACAGTGCTAGACACAGAGATTACAGACTTTACTTTTCAGGCTGCAATCACAAACGCAGACATCGATGAAAAGAACATCATCCCAGCAGGCACAGCAACCCTTTCAGGCGCTTCTACTTATGTCGGAGTTTCAGCCGTAGAAACAGCCGTCACAGTTGTAGCCGTTGAAGTATTTCAATCAATCACCGCACCAGGTGGTCAGATCGAGGGCGTCGACTTTGCCCCGACACCATTCAGAATGGGTCGCAGCCTTTATAATAGAGTGTCGGGCCTCTTAGGGGCTTACGTTGACGTTGAAAGCATCGCTCAATAAATGCCATCAACTATCCTTTCGGCAGTACGCACACCACTGGCAACAGCTCTTAACGGAGTCACTGCAAACGTATTTTCTTACGTTCCAGAGCAGATCCCAGTGCCAGCCGTAGTTCTCGTACCGGACTCTCCATACATGGAGTTTGAAACAATCGGCAAATCAGTATTCAGAGCAAAACTCAATTTCACTATAACCTGCTGCGTTGCCTATAACAGCAACCCTGCAAGCCTCGACAACATCGAGCAACTAATCACAAGTGTTGTTACTTCGATCCCTGGCGGATACGAGGTTTCAGCGGTCGAAAGACCAACAGTTACACAGGTAGGCGCTAGCAATTTGCTGGTCGCAGATATTCGCGTGAGTACCTACTACACGCAGACAAACTAAGGAGATCCAAAAATGGCAACAACCGTCATCACTGGACGCGACCTCACCCTGACGATCGCATCATCAAATTATGATGCACAGGCAACTAGCGTCCAACTAGCAAACGCACCAGTTATCGAGACTTACCAAACACTTGATGGCAAGGCTTACAAGCACACTGACGATCAGTGGACTTTGACAGTTGAACTTCTTGCTGATTGGGGCGCTGCTTCATCACTATTCGAAGCAATGTGGACAGCAGCAGAGTCAGCACCTAACACAACTTTGGCAGTATCATTAACAGCGGTTACAGGTGCAGTATTTGCTTGCAACATCTTGCCAGTGTTCCCATCAGTAAACGGAACAGGCCCAGATGCTCAGACAGATACTTGGACTATGACCGTAGTTGGTACACCGACAGAAACATTTAGCTAAGAGATAGGAAATCGGGAGCATGCAAAAGCAATTAACAATTACATACGGGTCAGGGGATATGGCAACGGTTGTTGCCTATCCGCCTGATTTTGCTAAGTGGGAAAGAGCAGAGAAGAAGTCAATTAGAGAGTTTTCAGGCATCTGGGATCTTTTATTTGTCGCTTACTCAGCTCTTAAACGCGAAGCAGGCGGTAAGCCAATGAAGCCTTTCGAGGCTTGGATGGAAACCGTAGTCGACATAGACACGGACTCTGAAGACCCAAAAGTCATCAGCCAGGAAGCGTCAGCCGACTAATAGTTGAACTGGCAATAGCCACTGGGATACCAATGTCCGAGTGGCAAACGGCGGAAGATATTTTAACAGCGATCGATGTACTAAAGGAGCGCAATCGTGGCAAGTGATCCAATCACCTACGATAAGCGAGAACTGCGCTCAATTATTACAGCGTTCAAAGCCATGGATGCTCAGGCAGTTGAAGAAGCTAAACGAGAGTCTTCGGCGCTTGCTGAGTTTGCTGCTGGTGAAATCAAGAAAACCGCAGCGACACGTCAAGTGTCCGGTGCTGCTGCTCGCAGAATTGCAGACGGCGTTAAGATTTCAAAGACTTCCAAAGTTGGTGAATTCAGTTATGGGTTTGCTCGGCAAAAGTTTTCTGGTGGCGGTTCAACCTTAGACCTGCTTTACGGCATGGAATTTGGTTCAAAGCAATACAAGCAATTCCCAACTCGGACACCAAGGCAGGGTCGCGGCAATAGCGGATATTTCATATATTCGACTTTGCGCAAGATCCAGCCAGAATTGATCCGTAAATGGGAAAGCGCATTTGATCGCATTTTGAAGGGGTGGGACTAATGGCAGGCAATAGAACGCTGAAGTTATCCATCCTTGGCGATGTTGATAATTTAAAGAAAAGCCTAGATACTGGCTCAAAAGACGTTCAATCATTTGGCGATAAAGTCAGCGAGTTTGGCAAGAAGGCTGGCGTGGCATTTGCCGTCGCTGGCGCAGCTGCCGTTGCCTATGCTGGCAAGTTAGCCGTAGATGGCGTTAAGTCTGCCATCGAGGATGAAGCAGCCCAAGCCAAGTTAGCCAATACTTTAAAGAATGTCACAAACGCAACCGATGCCCAGATCAAGGCTACAGAGGATTACATTCTCCAGACTAGCCTTGCTACTGGCGTAACCGATGATGAACTTCGTCCATCCCTTGATCGCTTAACACGTGCAACTAAAGACGTTGACAAAGCGCAGCGTTTACAGACCTTAGCCCTTGATATTGCGGCTGGTAGTGGCAAAAGCCTTCAGCAAGTCACAGAAGCCCTTTCAAAGGCTCAAGAAGGCAATCTGGCAGGCCTTGGCCGCCTAGGCGTTGGTTTAGATAAGGCTGAACTTAAAACTCTTTCATTTGACCAGATCACAGCAAAACTTGCTGGCACTTTTGAGAACCAGGCATCAAAGCAAGCAGACACATTCCAAGGCAAGTTGGCTCGTTTGCAGGTGGCGTTCGATGAAGGCAAGGAAACCATCGGCGGATACATCCTCACAGCCATCACGCCACTTATCGAGACTTTGGTTCAAAAGGTAATTCCTGCGATTGCAGACTTTACTAGCAACCTTGGTGACAAGCTTCGCCCGGTCATAGAATTCATGACACCGATTGTCAATGGCCTTCGATCAGCGTTTAACTCAGTACGTGACTCTTTATCTCGTAACAGTGACGAATTAAAGCCTTTACTTGCCCTATTCAAAGGCATAGCAGAATTTGCCAGAGACGTATTAGCACCAATTTTAAGCAAGACTTTGGGTAAAGCATTTGAGATCGTAGGCGGAGCCATAGGAGCCTTGATTGATGGCCTTGCTCGCGTAGTCTCATTTTTTGACGATCTATACAATAAGATCAAGCGCGTGATCGATATATCCAAGCAAATCGGCTCAGCCCTAAACCCATTTGATAACGCTTCATATTCACCAAGTTTTGCAGTGCCTTCAACTGGTGGCATGTCTGCAACTCAGATGGTGAACAACAACATAACCGTAAATGGCGCAATCGATACTGAGGGTACAGCCCGAAGCATCATCAACGTGCTTAACCAATCAAGTGCTAGAGGCACACTAGGCGCAACCGCTTTGGCGTTCTAAATGGCTGCATACACACCCGAATGGCTTGTTAAGATCAATGGCTCAATAGTCACTGACGTCACCCTTGCAAATTTGGTTGTAACTTCTGGCCGCACTGATATCTATTCTCAGCCCGTTGCTGGCTATTGCCAGGTGCAGTTGATAAACCTAGATAACTCAAGTTATCCATTCAATGTCGGTACTGGCATGACGATTGAGGTAACTGACTCATCTGGTGATTATGTCCCTATCTTTGGCGGGTATATCAGCGATTTCACTATTTCAGTAAATGACGCTGGCTCGGTAGCAGTAACAACCGTTGCGACAATCACCGCCCTTGGCGCTTTATCTAAATTGCCTAAGATCATTGATCCGGGCGTTTTATCCGTCGATGAAGATGGCGATCAAATTTATACACTTCTATCAGGTTATCTACTTGGCCAGTGGAATGAAGTCCCAGCAGCTCAGACTTGGGCAACATACAACCCAACTGAAACCTGGGAAAATGCCGTAAATCTAGGGTTAGGCGATATCGATCGCCCAGGCAGTTATTCAATGATTGCTCGATCCTCAGAAGAAACTGATCTATATTCTTTGACTACAGCCATCGCTAATTCAGCCCTGGGAGTGCTATACGAGGATGCCCAAGGTAATATCGGTTACGCAGACTCAGTACATCGCCAGAATTACTTGGCAGCTAATGGCTACACAATCTTGGATGCAAATCAAGCCTTAGGCGCTGGCCTTGCTTCGACTACTAAATCAGGCGATCTTCGCAATAAATACAACCTTAATTATGGGACTTCAGGGGCTAGCAGTTATACAGCGCAAGACACTTTAAGCCAGACCACTTATGGAATTTATGCAGAGACTTACACCTCACGCATCAAAGACACCCCAGATGCTGAAGATTTAGCGGATCGCTATATTGCCCTTCGCGCTTTTCCAATAGCCAAGTTTGAGTCAATTACCTTTCCTCTTGGCAATCCTGAGATCGACTCAGCTGATCGAGATGCTTTATTGAACATTTTTATGGGTCAGCCAGTTTGGATCCAAAACCTACCCGGCAACATCTCCGATGGCTCATTCCAGGGTTACATCGAGGGCTGGAGATTTCAGGCTTCTTATAACGACCTGAGAATAACTTTTAACGCATCTCCGATTGCTTTTAGCCAAGTTGCGGTAAAATGGTACCAAGTGAACGCGGCTGAAGCATGGAATACTTTGTCCCCAACCCTTATATGGAATGACGCGATAGGAGCAGTAGCCTAATGGCAACAACAACAACTAATTTTGGTTGGGACATACCCCAATCAACTGACTTGGTGAAGGACGGCGCTACAGCCATCGCAGCCCTTGGTCAGGATATTGACACCGCTTTGGTTGATCTTAAAGGCGGTACAACTGGTCAAGTCTTGTCTAAGGCTTCTGGCACTGATCTTGATTTTACCTGGGTAGCACAAGATGATTCAAACGCAATTCAAAATGCAATCGTTGATGCTAAGGGCGATCTTATTGCTGCAACTGCAGCAGATACACCTGCGCGTTTAGCGGTAGGCACTAATGGGCAGGTATTAACAGCTGACTCAACTGCGGCAACTGGCTTGGCTTGGGCAACACCAACATCGAGCGCAGGAATGACGGTTCTTGCTAGTGGATCCCTGCCAACTGGCGCAGGAGTTTTGACGCTTTCAAGCATTTCGGCTTCATATAATAATCTGCAATTAGTTATCAGAGATCACTATCCAGTAAATGATAACGTGGGCGTTCGCATGTGGTTTAATAACGATGCAACTTCCAATGTGTACAACTTAAATTGGACAGCGCAAAACACTACGACAATGAATACAGGCGGGCAGTTGAACTCCTATATTTATATGTCTGCGCAATACAATATAGACAACGGGAATTTCAGAAATGCCATTGTTACTAACATTTATGATTACACAAACACAAGCGCAAACAAAATGGGAGATTATGTCGTCGGACAGGTAGAAAATACTGGTGCCAATTACATAACTGAACGTGGAATGTATATGTGGAACGCTGGAACACCAGCGGCAATCAATCGCATTGATTTTGGTGTTACGTCGGGCAACTGGGCTGGCGGAACTTATATTCTTTATGGAGTCAAATAATGATTAGAGTAGAACATAACGTTGAAACAGGCGAAATTCTAGAGATCGAATTGTCTGCAACAGAAATTAAAGAATTTGAAAAATCTGCAGCAGCACGTGTTTCTGATGTAACCAAATGGCAAAATAAAGAAGATGCTAAGGCTGCACTTCTTGAACGTTTAGGAATTACAGCAGAAGAAGCCGCTTTACTACTTGGATGAAGCCTAAACTTTGCAAAGCAGGGCAACAACTTCGCGAGCAGTTTGATGATTGTTTCAGCGATCGTGACCGTACCTCAGACGGCTGGATCGGCGATACTCGCCACTCAGCTCGTAAGTCTGACCATAATCCAGATGAGCAAGGCTGGGTACGTGCCATCGATGTTGATCGCGATTTGTCCGGCAAAGCAAAGCCAGACCTCATGCCTGACGTGGCGGATCAACTTCGTCTCTTGGCAAAGTCTGATAAGCGCCTTAAATACATCATCTTCGACGGCAAGATTGCCAGCGCAAAAAGCGCTTGGCGTTGGCGCACGTATACGGGGATCAATAAGCATCGCCATCATATGCACGTATCTTTTACTAGCAAGGGCGATCAAGATGGTTCGTTCTTTCAAATACCGCTACTAGGAGCATCAACTAAATGAATATGAAAAACCCAGCAGTACTGACCGCAGGTGCATTCCTTTCAGCATGGGCAGCATCTAACTTCGCAGCTGATTACCGTTCAATTCTTTGGGCAGTTCTCGCTGGTGTTTTTGGTTATGCCACACCCAAAAAATGAGCGCGCAAGATTGGGCTGCTATTGCAGTGGGGATCGTGACGGTGCTGGGTGGTGTCACTGCGATGCTGCAATTCCTAGTGAAGCACTATTTAGCGGAATTGAAGCCGAATAGCGGTTCATCGTTAAAAGATGCCGTAAATCGTCTAGAGACACGCGTTGACAAAATCTACGAATTGCTGAGCGATAGGTCACAATAATCCTATGGCACGTAAAAAGACTATCGATCTAGAGGCTTACTCAGTACTCGATCAATACTGCATCGGGTTAAATGAATACTATAAATCGCTAAGACGTGCTGGTTTTACCACTGAAATGGCTCTTGCTCTTCTGCTTGAACCTTTAACTTATCCTGCAACAATCTTGCCTACACCTAACTGGCTTCCTAATTTACCGGGCGAGATCCCATACGACGATGACGATGAGGATTAATCATGAAACGCACCGTAGTTGTGCCAGACCTTCAATGCCCGTACGAGGATCCAGTATTTGTTAGAAATCTCGCGAGTTTTATTAAAGCATTTCGCCCCGATACTGTCGTTACTATCGGAGATGAAATCGACTTGCCACAGATCAGCCGATGGCACGAAGGCACACCAGGCTGGTACGAACAGACACTAGCCGCCGATCGAGATCACACGGTCGATGTTCTTTGGAGCCTGACCGAATATGCCAAAGAAGCCGTGGTCATCAGATCAAATCATACGGATCGGCTTTACAACGTAATTATGAAGAAGATCCCAGCCTTTATGGCTTTGCCAGAATTGCGCTTTGAGAAGTTTCTGAAGCTCGATGAAATGGGCATCAAGTATTGGAAAGACCCATATCCGATTGCTAAAGGCTGGGTAGCCATTCATGGCGATCTAGGAGCCTTAAATCCTAACGCTGGAATGAGCGCCTTAAACCAGGCTAAGCGTATGGGTCAGAATGTCATCATGGGGCATACTCATAGAGCGGGCAGAAGTGCCCATTCTGAGGCTTCTAACGGGGTTTTAAGACGAGTTCTCCACGGAGTTGAAGTGGGACATGCAATGAACCTAAAACACGCCAAATACGCCTTTACGCCTAATTGGCAGCAAGCCTTTGCCATAGTCACTGAGAATGGTAAAAATGTCCAAGTTGACCTAATTTACGCCGAGAAGGATGGGACGTTTCAAGTCCACGGTAAACGCTATGGACGATCTCGATAACGACATAAAGCGCACCATCGATGACGCTATGGATGAAGGCGAATTGTTACCATATCGTTATCAAAATGTGCTAGGTAAAGTCAGAACCCAGTGAGACGATTATCCCAAGAAGCCAGAAAGTCTGGCGGAACGGGAGCAATAAAATGAGTCAACAAAATCACTACGTAAGAGTTCAGCTAGTAAATGGCGAGTCTTTTAACAAGTTCTACGGCAAAACCTCGGAAGCTGATATCTCATTTCACTTACAAGATTACAAGCGCGAAGGCGATAAATACGGCATCAAGGTAATCGGCGTATGGCATCAGGATAACTCAGTATGCCCAGAATTTGCGGTGGCATAATGAATATCTATGAAATTGGAATGTTACTTACTTTATGGGCAATAACGATTGTTATTTTCTACTCAATGGGCGTTGATGCTGGCTACAAAGAAGGCCGCCGGACTATGCGCAAGTTTTACGAGCAGCGCGATAAGGTAAGAGTATGAAAGCAAATGACTACCTTACAGAAGCTAGAGCAATCATCCAAGACCGTGGTTTGGACTACGGACATCCAACGGACAATATGTCCCGAACAGCATCCTTATGGGCTGCATACCTTGAAGTGCCAATCGAGCCTTACCAAGTGGCGATGTGTCTCGCACTGGTTAAAGTCGCAAGAAGTATGGAAACTAGCAAAGTTGACAATTACGTCGACGGAGCAGCGTACTTCGCAATTAGCGGTCAACTGCGAGTAGAGGAGAACGATCTATATGTTTAATCTTGAAGATTACGAGACAGTAGAAGAACGCCTAACTAAGTTTTGGAAGGAACATCCAGATGGTCGCATTGATACTGCTCTCGTTGAGCATACGTTGCAGCGTTTTATTATCAAGGCTGCTATCTATCGAACTGAGGTTGATGCGCATCCTTGGACAACGGGCTATGCAGAGGAAACGGTCTCGACTCGTGGAGTTAATTCTACTTCTGCTCTTGAAAATTGTGAGACCTCAGCGATTGGCCGTGCTTTGGCTAACGCAGGTTATGCTACAAAAGGCAAGAGGCCAAGTCGCGAAGAGATGTCTAAAGTCAAAGCAGCTG